TGATGAGACAACACCATACGAACAAATCTATGTGGTTCGTTCTCTTGTAGCAACTCGTGAGATTGGTTTTCTTCCAGGAGACCACGATGATAAGTCTGCCCTTTATCAAATTCCTTATAAGAATATGGTAAAGTATATGTTCCAGATGCCGAGTGATGCTGACTTTGAGATGCTTTATGGTAATCTCAAATCACAAGAAACTGTAAAGTTCTGGAGTACATCTTTCATTCGTGGTACAACACTTGATAATTCAATCATCATTATTGATGAAATGCAAAATCTCAATTTTCACGAATTGGATTCTATCATTACTCGTGTGGGTGAAAACAGTAGAATTTGTTTCTGTGGTGATGCAACTCAATCTGATTTGGTGAAGTCAAATGAAAGAAATGGTATTGTTGACTTTATGAATATTTTGAGAAAAATGGATTCATTTGAACTGGTTGAATTTGGTATTGATGATATTGTTCGTTCTGGTCTTGTGAAAGAGTATATCATTGCAAAATCGGAACTTGGATTGTAATGTTTAACTTTATTGATATTGAACTCCCTCAATTGGAGAGGGAGACTATTGATGGTGTTCGTTATTATAAAATTCCTGATAATGGTGAACTACTTCGTTTTGCTTCGATTACATCTATAACCAGTCATAAGAATCGTCAGTTCTTTGCTGATTGGAGAAAGAAAGTAGGAGAAGAACAAGCAAATAAAATTACAAAGCAAGCAACCAGTCGTGGGACTGATATGCATACTCTTTCTGAAATGTATTTGAAGAATGAGAGTTTGCCTTCTGATGTTCTTCCAATTTCACAAATGTTATTTGGAATTGCGAAACCTTATTTAAATAAGATAAATAATATTCACGCACTTGAAAATTCTTTGTATAGTAAGGTTTTAGGTGTTGCAGGAACTGTTGATTGTATTGCCGAATACGATGGTGAATTAGCAGTTATTGACTTTAAGACTTCGAAGAAACCAAAACCAAAAGATTGGATCGAACATTATTTCGTTCAATGTGCTGCTTATGCTTGTATGTTATACGAACTTACTGGTATAATGGTAAAGAAGTTTGTAATTATAATGGCTTGTGAAAATGGAGAATGTGAAATTTATGAAGAATACGACAAAGGAAAGTATATCAAACTACTCACCGAATATATTAGAGAATTTGTTAGAGATAAACTTCAGCAATATGAATGATAAAATCAAGGAAGAATTAGACAGTAAATTTTTGTGTCCTCAAAAGTTCGCACAGGACATAGAAAGTCTTGTAAAAGAATGTAAAATTAATTACATTGACGCAATCGTCACTTATTGTGAGGAGAATAGTATTGAACTTGATACTATTTCTAAATTAGTTTCTAAACCTTTAAAGGAAAAACTTAAAAATGATGCAATTGAATTAAACTTTTTGAAAAAAACTACTCGTGCTAAATTGCCATTGTGACACCTTTTGATGTATATAAAACTTACCTAGCATTCAAAAATCATTTCACAAAAGAAAATTACGATTACTTTAAGTATTGTGGAAAGTCCAGAGCATCTCTGGACTCTTTTCATAAGAGAAAGGATAGATATTTCTTTGAACGAACTTCTAGGCAGAAGAATGATGATGAAATCAAAGCATATTTTGTAGCAAATTTTGCTGAATGTAATGATACACAATCTTTATGGATTGGTGAAATCATTGAAAATGGAGAACAAGTTTATACAAATTGGTTGAAGAAATCTCAAAGTCTCTTTTACTTATTCAAAACGGAAGCAGAAGTCTTTATAAACAAAGATAGTTTTGTGGAATTATTTGAGATAAAAAATAATCAACATCCAGAAATTCTCAAAAAGTATTTTCAAAAAGCAATCAGTTTGGAAACGATGGTGATATTGGATATGATATTGGGTTATGTAAAAAAGTTTGATAAGAAACTAACAGACCCAGTGTGGGAAACCGTCAGTTTAAGAATTCGAAAGTATCAACCATTCCTAAATATTGACGTAGCAAAGTATAAAGAAATACTCAAGGAGATTGTTTTATGAGTGGATTTTTTGATTCAGAACAAGTCAGAGAATCTTTGTTTGAACTTGATGAATTACAACATAAACTCTTTACTGAATTATTAGAACTTCCTTTTTCGGATTCAGATAAAAAAAGGGAACATCTAGAAACGATGAAACAATTTTTGGAAAAACAAAAAGTTTTCATTTTTAGAATGTCTCTATCTGATGACCCAGAAGCAGTAGAAATGAGAAATCGAATTCTTGATTGTGCTGAAATGTTTGGATTAGAACCAGGAGATAATATCAATACGTTCTTTGCGAAAATGGAAGAGTCGATTGAAAAACTTGAAAAGACCCTTGACGACTGACCTTATACCTGCTATACTTAATACGTACAATACTTCCAATACTACTAATACGGAGAATACGAATGTCTTTTGCTGATTTGAAAAAGCAATCCAAGATGGGTTCTTTGACCGAGAAACTCATCAAACAAGTTGAAAAACTCAACGATGGTGGTTCCAAAGATGATGACCGTTTTTGGAAACCTGTAATGGATAAGGGTGGAACTGGTTCTGCTGTAATCCGTTTTCTTCCTGCTCCCGAAGGTTGCGACCTGCCTTGGGCTCAGGTTTGGTCTCACGCATTTCAAGGCACTGGTGGTTGGTTGATTGATAATTGTTTGACTACTTTGGGACAAAACTGTCCTGTATGTGAGAAGAACCGTGTTCTCTGGAACTCTGGTTCTGACCGTGATAAGGAGGAAGCACGTAAACAAAAACGTAAACTTTCTTATTTCGCAAACATTTATGTTGTAAAAGACCCTGCGAATCCTGCGAATGAAGGACGAGTGTTCCTTTATAAGTTTGGTAAGAAAATCTTTGATAAGATTATGGCTTCGATGCAACCAGAGTTTGATGATGAAGAACCAATCAATCCTTTTGATTTCTGGAAGGGTGCAAACTTCAAACTGAAATTGGTGAAGAAAGATGGTTATTGGAACTATGATAAGTCCGAGTTTGCACCGTCTTCTGCTCTTCTTGATGACGATGATGAACTGGAAACAATCTACAAATCACTCAATAACTTGAATGATTTTGTTGCTCCAAGTGAATTCAAGTCTTATGAAGATTTGAAAAAACGTCTTGAATATACCCTTGGTCTCAAGGGAACTCCCAAGTTCCAAGACCCCGAGACGATTGATGAAGAGGAAGAAGTTGAAGTTTCACGTCCTGTGAAAGAAACTGCTTCAGTTCGTTCTTCTGCTTCTAGTGATGATGACGAGGATGAAGATGATGCGATGTCTTACTTTCAAAAACTCGCAGAGTCCTGATTTCAAAATCGACTTTTAAATCCATTTTACCCCCGAAAAAAATCGGGGGTATTTTTTTGTCTGTAGGGTTCATACCCCAGTTATTTTTGGATTATAACCACGTTTAGTTTTTTGGTCGATATATTGCGAAGATTCTGCATAAGTCATAATATTCTTCATATCACTTATAAAGACGGATAAGTATTGTGGTTTTAGGATTAGAATTTTTCTTTTCTTTTCATTCTCTAAAACTTCATATTCATAATTACTGACTTCTTTAATAGATGAAGTTGAAACTTTATCTTTATTTGTATTGGTAATAGAAATTTGTTGAACGTCCGTTGTTATTTTTATTTTTACACCACTTATAGGAGTTGGAGTAGACATAAGAATTTTTATTTTATTTAGATTTGTGGTTTGAATTTAAATACTGGGACAATTTCACCATTTACTTCTTCACCTACAATTTCGTACAATAATGGGTTAAGGAATATATCATTTTCAAATGCAATATCAAGAACTTGAACGGTAGTATTTTTAGTTCTTCCTGCTACTACTGTTTTTCCACCCCAACTTGCGGGCCAATTAGATAAAATATTTGTAATCTTGATATCAATTTTATTTGTTCTTCCAGCAACTTTTAGTGTAGATGAGTTATAATTAATATCTTTTACAATTGCTTGTGTTGTTTCTGTTTCACCATTATAAACAGGAAGATATTGATTTAAATTAATTGTAATACTATAATTTGTATTTTCATTTGGAAATTCACTTAAATTATAATCATTTTGACCTGTGGAAGTTGTAAATGATAATGTTTTTCCTGGGTCAACTTGATAACCACCAGGAACTACAACACGTCCATATTCGTCTTTAAATTCTACAGTTTCCCAGTGATGTGTTTTTCCAAGTTCTTCATCACTACCATACTTATCAATAAGATACTTATAAAAACTATTATTATCTAAAGGCCAATCTTGATTGATATTTGTGATATTATTGGTTGTTAAAATCACCCAATCCAGGTCTGCATTATCATAAACTTTTGCAGCAACTTGGTCTGGTCGTTCATTATCAATAATTTGGTAATATTCAAAGGCAGTTATAGCATTTGCAATATCAGTTCTTAATTTTGCTCTTTTGAATATATTTTTAGTTACAACATAATCAGTATTGAATGACTGATTAGGAAAATTCGCAATATATTCGAAATTTGGAAGTTCTCTAAAATACGACATTTTAGTATCCTACATCGTCTGGATTTACTGAACTATAATTATCTGCCGCATAATTTCCTTTAAATGCTTTGGAAACATC